CTGTATTCTGATCTTCCAACATCAGTAGCCTCAGCAAACATTTTTTTAATTTCATCAGATGTAGATCTGTTTAATTTATGTGTTTGCCAATCTAAAGTGCCTGGATTTACAGTTGAACCAGATGCTTCACCTTTAGTATACCCAGCACCACCACCACCGGCCGATCCAGCATTATATTTTGGTTGTTGAATACCCAAAGGACAATTAAATTCAACCTTGAAGTTACAAGGCATCATGAATCCTTCACCTTGTCCAACTACAGATCGAATTGCATCTATCTCACCACCAGGCCTTTTCGTAACTGGTGGTGATTCTAATATACCTAATTTTCTGAGAATTCCTTGTCCACGTTGTTTGGTAAGTCCAACTCTAATATCTTGATTTCCTACTTTTACTCCATCTCTGAATATCGCCATAGTTTCCTAATATTGTGATGCAGACCATCTCCACACACTAGTAGTTGGAGCGTTCTGAAATTTTTGTAGAGGTAATGAAGCTGCATAACTCCAATCCTCACCACTTATACCATAGAAACCTTTTCCCCTGACTTGACTAAACAAGTATCTTTTTATACAGGGAATCGCTGGTCTAAATTTGGTTATAATGTTATATGATAATCTCATTTTAAAGTTTTCATCCATTTTACCACCAGATCCATGAGCTTTAATTAATCGAATCATGAGATCTGCTCTTGCATTTGGAGGTAGATAGTGGAGGTTTAATCCGTAGAATCCACCTTTCGCATAGTCAAATGGAAATATAAGTGGCCACATATCCCACCATGGCAACTTCTCTTTCCACTTTGCATCATATTGAAACAGATATAATTTACCAATTATTGGTCTGGTAACAATTCCAGTATTCCTATCTGTTAATATCTCTCTCCTACCTGTTGTTGCAGGCATGGCAGCTCTTTGAGTTTTCCTGACAATTTTCTTGAACCAATCGAGAGCCTTACGACCCTTCGCTTTCATGTCGGATATAAAATTAGTTGCTACTTCGTCTGCCATAGTTTAAATATTTATGTGGATTAATATGATCTTCTGTCCAAATTCGCCAATGCCAACCATGTCTTTTGCATATTGACTCTGCAGCTTCCCATTTTGCTTGGTTTACTCCCCATGTTTTCATCTCACGGAGATACCTCATTCTAGATTTTGATTTCTTGGGGGGTTTTGTTTGAGTCTTTGGTTTGACTTCTATAAGAAACTGATCACCCTTTGAGGTCTTAACATAAAAGTCTGGAAAGTATCTATGTCGTTTACCATCAATTGGCGACACATAAGGTATAACAATTTCTTCAGATGCCCATTCAATTACATCTGGGTTTTCATCTAATGTCTTCATAACTTTTCTTTCCCAGAGAGAACGATAAGTTATTGTTGTAACATCACCTCTATATTTCTCCCGATTGATCGGATGAAACTTTCCTTTATATGACATAAATAGTTTTACACAGTTTACAATAGTACTTATTATGGCAATGAACTTCATCGCCCAATCCATGAGAAGATTCGGATTGGCACCAAAAAATAAACAAGATCCTAAACATATAGATCCTGTTACTGCTGAGAATCCAGCTGATCCTTTATCACATCTCAAAATAGGATCAAAATGGTCATATCACACACTTGAATATCCATCAGACATTCAAGGAAGATCTGACCTTGGCCATTACATGATGTTTTACATTAATGTTCCTGTCACTGGTGCTGATGGTAAGGAAATTAAATCCGCTGCAGCTGCAAGAAAACAAAGTACACAATCTGCACCAGGCGGGATTGCAGGAGGAGCATTTTCTCCACCAAATCCAGTAAAACTTCCAAAACTTTCTGAAGATGTAGCGGCAATATTATCTCAAGGAGGTTATTCACAAAAAGCATCTGGACCTTCTGGACCAACTGCATTTAAAGAAGGTGGAAACACTTGGACGCCTGGAACGTCAAATATTGTTATTGAGAGAGATCATCATCAAGGAACAACATCAAATGTCATAGGAAGAAAACTTACCACAAGAACATCAGATTCTATTGTTCTTTATATGCCTCCATCAATAGTAGAAAACTATACTGCGGCCTACAAAGAAGGAGAACTTGGAAGAATTGGTGGTGCAGGACAAGATGCAGCTAATGCAGCTCTAAATGCATTTAGTTCAAGTGTAGGAGAAGCTTCTGCTAAAGATCCAAGTATTCTCAAAGCGATAAAATCTGGATTAAAAATGGGAAGTGATGAAGCTCGAGAACGATCTGCACAAACATTTGGTGCTATTGGGGGAAGTGATCTTAAAGGTGCAATGTTAAAGGCAGATAATGTAGCTATTAATAATTTTTTAGAAGTTATGTTTACTGGAATTAGTCATCGCAAGTTTTCATACACTTGGAAAATTGCACCAAAGAATGCAGAAGAGTCTGAATCTGCCTATAAAATTATTCAAAAATTTAAGTATCACATGGCTCCAGAGACAGGTGGTAAGGGACATGGTAGATACTATACAGTCCCTTCAGAGTTTGATGTATTTTATATGTTTAGAGGAGAAGAAAATGAATGGATGCACAAAATTAGTTCATGTGTTTTGGTAAATATGGATGTAAACTATACACCAAACCAATATCAAACATTTAGACCACATAAGAATAGAAAAGGAGCTCCACCTGTAGAGATGGATCTTAAATTAGATTTTATGGAAACTCAACTCATTACAAAAGATTTAATAAAGGTAGGATATTAATGTTATATTTTAATAAATTTCCAACAGTTTTATATGACCCAGATGGTTCTGGAAATGTAAAATTAATGACAAATATATTAAAACGTGTCAGAGTACGTTCAAATATGGCAAAAGAATTTGCATTATTAGATCCTTATGATGTACAAGATGGTGAGACTCCTGAAATTCTTGCAGACAGACATCATGGTAGTCCATATTATCATTGGGTAATCATGTTTATGAATAATGTGAAAGATCCACAACATGATTGGCCAAAATCAACCAGACAAATGCAGTTATATTTGAAAGGAAAATATGGTTCTGCTGAAAATCAAAATGCAGTTCATCATTATGAAGCTCCACAATCATCTGGAGACACTGAAATAATGATGGAAGTACCTTCCACATACTCAGGTGCAGTTGCAATATCAAACTATACTTACGAACATGAACAAAATGAATTGAAAAGATCAGTAGATCTTCTAAGAAACGAATATCTAGGATCATTTGTATCTGAATTTGAACGTGAAGTATTAGGATAATGGCAGTAAAAGAAGAATTTCAAAGACCAGGCGATTATATTCTTGAAGGTCCAATGTTGGTAGGTGGATCTGGTGAGATGTATAATTTTAGTGATATGGTTCAAGAGGTAAACATTTATCAAGACTTGGACTCCCCATATATGTCTGGTAATATATTCGTAATTGATTCTGCTGGAATGGCAGAAAGACTCCCCCTTCTCGGCCAAGAGAGAATACTATTTACTCTTAGAACTCCAGGCGCTGGAAATACAGTAGATTTTTCTGAATATCATGGTGCAGTTTATAACATTGCATCTAGAAATCCAAATGGTAATCGTGCTCATGCGTATGGTCTAAATTTCACATCAATGGAGGCCTTCACCAATACTAGAACAAAGATTTCTAAATCTTTTAAAGGAAGTATTGCACAAATGGTATCTGAGATTCTGAAAGATGATTCTATGTTAGGAACCCCAAAGAAAATTAATGTAGATCCTACTCAGAATATGAGAAAATATATTGCACCAAACCTAAGACCATTTCAAATAATACAATACCTCAAAGAAGAAGCGGTAAACGAGAAAGGTGAACCTCATTATCTTTTTTATGAAAACCCAGATGGATTTCATTTTCGATCACTTGACAGTCTATTAGGTGAATTGAGAGAGTTGTCAAACGAAGCGGTTCAGGAGTACAAACTGCAACCACCTGTAGGAACAAAAGAAATGGGTGAGACTATGCAGAGTATACAATCGTTACATATACAAAATGCAACAAATACATATACAAATGGTAGAGCTGGAATGTTTAATTCTACTTTACTTCAACATGATATTTTAAATAAAAGTGTATCAAGATATTATTTTGATTATGAAACTGCATTCAATTCTCAAAATGCAACTAATCAAGATCAAAGTGGATTTGGTAAATTAGTCTCTGACATAAAAGTAGATGGAAAAAGAAAAATATGGCAGTTTCCAGATTCAAGAATATTTTTACATCCTTCTGCATCTACTGATCTTCATCATGAAGGTTCAAGTTCTGAACCTGACTATTCATACACACATAATAATGCAGAAATGTGGATGCAAGAATCTATATCAAGAGAGCTTGAAAGAGAATATTTTACTGTAAAAATAGGAGTCTTTGGTGATACAGATGTAAAAGTTGGAGACATTATTAACTTAACTTTACCCTCTCAAAAACCTCTTCAAGCGGCAGATGGAAATGATGCAATAGATTCTATATTATCTGGTAGATATTTGATTACCAGCTTACATCACAAAATAGATGTTCAAGAAGGAGTTCATGTAATGATTTTGACTGCAATGAAAGATTCTATTGTGAAAGAGGTTGTTGCACAAAAATTAATTAATTTT